GTGCCTCCAGAAATGAAAGGGGGGAACGGGGCGCGGGCCAAGGAGCGAAACCCGGCATCCCCGCTCCCCCCAGGTGGGGTTGGTGGACTCAGCGCTGCCAGGGCGGCGTCGACCGCGTGGCCTGCGGCGCGGGCGCGGACGGCGAGGCACCCGGCATCGGGGCGGGCCGGGAGAAGGCGGCTTCCTTCTTCTCGTAGCCCTTGATCTCGTTGGTGATCTCGTCGGTGTCGTCACGCTTCTTGCAGGCGACCTTGATCGACAGCGGCAGGTTGTGCAGCTCGCAGGAGTCCTGAGGCTGCAGCACGCCGACCGCCCGGCAGATGGCCGACAGCTCGCCCCGGGCGATTTGCACCGCCTGCGGGTTCGGGTTGTCGAGGTTGAGCCGGGCCCAGAGCTTGCGCCCCTTGTACGGCCCCTCGCCGACCTCGAAGGTCAGCTCGAGGAAGTGGCCGTTGCCGGACTTCGTCGGCTTCATCTCCGACTCGGTGATGGCGGCGATGTACTTGCCCGCCGGGATGGGGTCGAAGGACGAGGCGGGGTCCACTTTGCTGGCGTCGAATCCGTTCAGAGTAGCCATGATCAGTTCTCCTCGATGGTGGGTTGATTGTCGCTGGGCGTGGCCTTGAGGCCGTCGGGACCGCCGAAGGGTTGTGCGATCTGGGTGCCGCTGACCCGGTAGTCGTAGGCGACGCCCTGGCGGGTCCGGCGAACCGAGACCACGATCCCGACGCGTTCGGCGGCACTGATCGCGTGCTGGATCGCGCTGAGGTGTTCTTCGATGCTGTGCGGCGGGCAGTGCCCGCAGGTTTCGCAGGCATCGAGGCGGTAGGTGGTGATCTTCATCGTGGTGCTCCTATTCGTTGGGGTTCTGCGGGAACTGGTGGGCAAGGCCGTCGGCCACCGCGCCGGTGAACGAGGGCCAGTCGAACGGGATGGTCTCGGGCATGCCGTAGCGGTTCTTCGCCAGGGCGCGCGGGGTCTCCTGGGTGATCAGGACGCGGCGTCCCTCGGCGTCCATGCGGGCCAAGCAGACGAAGTCGGACCATTCGACGAACACGTTGAGGTAGCCTTCCGGCAGTTCGGCGGTGGTCTTCTCCGTGGTGATGCCGTCCACGTCGGTGATCTCGCTGCGCTTGGCATGCGCCAGCAGGATCACGGCGATGCCGCGCTGGACGATGCGGTCAAGCTGGGGCAGCAGGATCTGGTACACGTGGTTCTTCATTACCTGCTTGCCGTTCCCGTAGCCGCCGTGCGAGCGGTTCAGGGTCTGGTCGAGCTTGCCGGTGGAGCCGGAGACGTGTTCTTCCACGCGCCGCAGCAGCCAGTCGATGGAGTCGATCACCAGCGTCTGGTAGGGGTGCTGTTCGCGCTCGATGGCCGTCAGCCACTGACTGATGTCGGGCCAGGTCGAGAGGTACGGCGTACGGTTGGCCTGGATCGCGCCCGCGCCGTTCTCGCAGTCGATGATCAGCGAGTCGGTCGCGCTTGCGCCGAAGGTCGTCTTGCCGATCCCGGGCGGACCGTAAACGATGCCCTTCGGAGCCGAGGGGGTGGGTTTGACGAGGATGGTTTCGAGCAGAGACATGTGCTTGTTCTCCTTTGGGTTTGGGGGTTACACGCAGTCGAAGACGCGGACGGTTTCGTAGCCGGTCGGCCAGGTGCCGCTGGCCTGGCATTCCTTCAGCCGCTCGATGGCGGCGGTGTTCTCGGCATCGGCGAAGTCCAGGGCGGACTCGGCGGCCAGCCAGACGCCGACCCGGAACGGCTCCTTCTTCTCCACGGCCACGATGTGGACCGGGAAGGCGGTGCCGGAAGCGGCGCGCAGGACGGCGTGGTAGAACGCCACCTGGTGCAGGTAGCCGTAGCGCCGGGCGTCCGCCTCGAACCAGGTCAAGTCGTCGCAGGTCTTGAGGTCGACGACGCCGTGGTCGGTGTGGAAGTAGTCGGGTCGCACCTGGCAGGGAATGCCGCAGTACTCGGCCCGACAGACGCCTTCCGCCACGCCACCGGTCAGCAGCCCCGGCGCGACCGGGTGCGCCTGGACGGCCTGGTGAAGCTGCTCGACAAAGGCGGCATCCTCGTCACCGAGGACGGGCCGCCCCTGGGCGTCGGCCCATTCCTGGAATGCCTTCGTCGCCTTGCCGAACGGCAGTCCGGTCTTGGGGTTGACCGGGCCGCCGACCGCATACTCCGCCTCGAACGCCTCGCGGCCTTCGAGAATCAGGGTGTGGGCGGCGCGACCGAGCAGGTAGGCCGGGGTGTCCTTGTCCTCCACCAGCCCGAGCTGCTTGCGGTGAAACAGCTCCGGGCACTTGCGGAAGTCGGCCAGGCGGTGGCTGCTGAGGTAGCTGTGCGCCTGGGCGTGGTAGACGGCGGCATCCTCGCGGATCAGGAAGGTCGGGCGGTTCATTCCTGCACCGCCTTTCCACAGGCGCACGCGCCTTCGCAGCCCTTGCAGCCGCCCTTGCCGCCGCACGCCCCGTCGCCGGTGCATTTGCCCCGCTCGGGGGAACGCGGCTGGGCCTGGACCTCGTGGAGTTCCTGGCGCACCCGGAAGGTGTCCTCGCCGAACTCATGGATCAGGAACTGGGTGAAGATCAGCACGACCTGGCGCGCGATCTCGTTGTCGCCGTCGATCACGCAGGCGTGTTTCTCTTCGCCGAAGAGGTAGCTGACGGACAGGCGGACGTTGGGCTGGCCATGCAGCGCCTCGGCGGCGATCAGGGCCAGCATCAGCGTGGCCTCGGCCTTCTCGAGCGGCACATGGCGTTGGAACTGGAAGCGATAGATGGTCTTCATGTGAGTGGTCTCCTGGGTTGCGTTTTGGGGTCCATGGCCATGGCCGCACATCTGATTTTCTCTACGGCGGAGCCGCGAACTGGCGGCGGTTCGGCCTGGGTTTCGGCGCGTCACAGCCATTCCCTCAGCCCGGCCGTCTCAAGAGCCGAACGGAGCGGATTGAGGATGCGGTCGCGGAAGGTGCTGCGGGGCAGACCGCTCTCGCGGGCGATCTCGCTGATGCTGCGGCCGTTCATGATCTCGGTGCAGCAGGCCTGCAGTTCCTCGGGCAAGCCGGAGACCACCGAGGCCACGTCGATGCGGAGCATCTCACGCTCGACCCAGGGCCGGTCGTGGCGACCGAGCAGGAAGTCGATCTCGTCGGCATTCAGCAGATGCAGAAGCGTGATGGCCTCGACGTCAGCGTGCTGATCCACGACCTCGTCCAGGGAGGCGGTGGCGCGCTGATGCTGCCGTTTCTCGGTGAAGTGGTCCCGAATCACGTGCTTCGAGCCGTCGGTGACCACCATGGTCACGAAGGTCTTCAGCCGGGCTTTGCGCTCGTCATGACGCGGCAGTTGCCGCAGGGTGTAGAGGGTGATCTCGGAGCGGATGTCGTCGAGATCGTCGTGGGTGAAACCGCCCTTGCCGATGAGTTTGCGGGCGGCGATGTCGATGCTCTTCCGAACGTAATCGGAAAGGCCGGGATTCCGGGTGTCCATCGTGGACCTCCTTGGCTTGCGGCCGAGGGAGGCGGCGAGGACACCGGGCCTGGACGGAGTGCGGACACGAAAAAGCGGAGGGATCGTGGCAGCGCCTTCTCAGGCGGTGTCCTCGATCACCTCCGCTGTTCGGCCAGGTGGATCGACTGACTTCAGTCAACTGGTTCTTGATTCGATGCTGTCTTGCGGCGGGAGCCTACCCCTGCGTCGGCTGTGCGCCCTCCGGGTTGCCGTCGCCGCCAAACACATGCGGCGGCAGCGTCTGCTTGAGTTCTTCCCACATCGTTCGCTGGCGGTCCCAGTCGAACTCGTAGGTGATGGGCCCCAGGATCGTGGTGTTGAGCCAGTCGCGCCCCTTGGTGGTCCGGGGCATGAACAGGATCTCCTCCTGGATGTCCGGGGCCAGCCGGGCCAGGTTGATGATCTGCGAGATGCGCGCCCGGCTGAGCTGGCCGAAGCGCGCCACGGTGGCGTAGTCCTCGATCTGGCCCCGGTTGATCATGTCATCGTAGTGGATGGCCAGCGCCATCAGTTTGCTGATGCGCGGGGTCCGGTACTTCGGGCGCTTGGGGCTCGCGCCTCGGCGCAATTCGCGCCGGGTGTTGCGCCCGATGTGGATGTGCAGCTTGCGGGTGAAGGTGTTCGGCGTCATTGCGCGTTGGCCTCCTCGGTTGCCCGGTCCTCTTCGCCCCGCAGGGCCTTGATGCCGGTTGGGTGGAAGGTGATGGCGATGGTCTCCTCGTGGGCGTCGTAGTCGATCCGCTCGATGAGGAGCTTCAGGATGCGGTGCTGCTCGCGGTTGTTCAGCGTCTCCCAAAGCGGGTCGAAGGTCCGGCAGGCGCGCACGATGTCTTCTTCCGCCATGCTCGCGGCCCGTAGGTCGGCCAGCTTGGCGCGGGTCTCGGTGATCTCGCGCTCGACCTGGCCAATGCGCTCCTGCGCCGATGCCAGGCTGGTCAGGGTCTTGGGGTCGTCCGACCCGAGCGAGAAGCCCTGCGCCTTGCGGTGGTAGCTGGCCAGCTCCTGCTTCAGCAGCCGTTCGCTGCCCGTGAGGTTTTCGATCTCGCGCTCGCGGATGATCCGGGTCTGCTCGACCACCTGGCGGATCAGCGTCTCATCATTGCCGATGGCGCGGATTTCCTCGATGACGAACCGCTCGATCTCGTCGGCAGGCAGTGTCGGGCGCGGACAGTGCCGCCAGCCCCGGCTCTGCGCGTGGTGGCAGAGATAGTAGCGGTAGCGCCGGTTCTCTTTCTTGCTGAACCCGTAGACCATCCCGCAGTCGCAGGCCTTGCAGCGCAGGATGCCCTGCAGGATGGCGGTGCTGCGCAGGGCGAACTTGGTGTCGGCCGCGCCGCCGCTGCGCCCGTTCCGGGCCAGTTGGCGCTGCACCTTGCCGAAGGTCTCCTCGTCGAGGATCGCCTCGTGTTCGCCGTCGTAGAGCGCCCCACGGTGCTGGACCTTGCCCAGGTATATCGGGTTCTTGAGCAGGCCGTAGAGGATGTTCTTCGCGAACGGCTTGCCCTGATGCAGCTTGCCGCTGCGGGTCACCCAGGTCTTGTTGGTCCAGCCCCGCTTGTCCAGCTCCTCGATCACCGAGAGCAGGCCGCCCAGCTCCAGGTAGAGCCGGAAGATCTCGCGGACCTGCTCGGCCTCGTAGGGGTTGACGACGAGCTTGCGCCCCTCCGGGGTCACGTCGTAGCCGAGAACGGGCGTGCCGCCGTTCCACTTGCCCTTCTTGCGGGCCATGTGAATCTTGTCGCGAGTGCGTTCGCTGATCACCTCACGCTCGAACTGGGCGAAGCTCAGGAGGATGTTCAGCGTCAGCCGCCCCATGGAGTTGGTGGAGTTGAACGACTGCGTCACGCTGACGAAGGCGACGTTGTGCTCCTCGAATACGCCCATGATCTTGGCGAAGTCGAACAGGGAGCGGGAGAGGCGATCCACCTTGTAGACCAGCACGGCGTCGATCTGCCCGGCCTTGACGTCGGCCAGCAGGCGCTGCAGCGCGGGCCTGTCGGTGTTGCCGCCGGTGTAGCCGCCGTCGTCGTAGTGCTGGGGCAGGCAGAGCCAGCCCTCGCCGACCTGGCTGGTAATGAAGGCCTCGGCGGAGGCGCGCTGCGCGTCGAGGCTGTTGAACTCCTGGTCGAGGCCTTCCTCGGTGGACTTGCGGGTGTAGATGGCGCAGCGGACTTGGCGCGTCGGTTCCTGGTTCATCGCTTGGCCCTCCCGGTCAGCCCGAAGAAGGCCTTGCCGTTCCAGTGCGAGCCGGTGACCGCCTTGGCGACCGCCGACAGCGAGTTGTAGAGTTCGCCGTTCCAGCGCACCCCGTTCTCGACGATGGTCACCACGATCTTCTGGCCCTTGTAGAGCCGCTCGTGCGTGGAACCCACCGCCAGCTCGTCATCCGCGCCGCGAATGACTGCCGGGACGGTCTTGGTCACCGTCTCCCCGTCGGGAGGCGGCGGTGGTTTCGGGGCGGACAGGCGCAGGTCGGCCTCGTTGGCCAGTTCCTCGACCCGTCGCCGGGCCCGGAAGGAAAGGCCGCCCCTCGTGTTCGCCTGCATGCGCCAGGCGATGCGCCGGATCAGGCACGGCGCGTGCCGGGTGGTCGTCGTCTCGCCGAACACGCGCTCGTATCTCTCGCGCAGCTCGGCAATCGACATCCGCTGCATGGCGGCCACCTCCGTGTCGATGTTCAGATTCATGCTTGCTCCTCCTGTGGGTTGGGTTGCTCGTGCTCGTGGCCGTCGCGGTCGACCTCGGTCTGGCGCGTCTTGCGGTCGTGCCGTCCCTCGGTCGCGTCCCCGCCGTCGGGACCCATCGCCCCCGGACGCTGGTGCAGGCGTCCGATGGCGGCGGCCATGATTCCGGCGATTTCCTGTTCTGCGGTGATGTTCATGTCTGGTTCTCCGGTGGTTTTGTAACGTCCTCACGGACAGTGACATGAGTCGCTGAACAGGGCCGGATTGCAAGGGCGGTCGGAGAGCTTTCTTCGAGTTCTTCCGGGCTTTTCTTGAACGCGCCGGGGCGGGCCAGCAACCGCACCATGGCGGCGGCCAGGACCGAGGCGATCTCTTGACGGCGCTCGGCGGGCATCATGACGAGGACATCGGGCGGACGGGGCATCGCAGGTCTCCTTGTTTCTGGGTTGTCGCCCACGGAGACCTGCGGATGCCCGCTCGGGTGAACCGTCTGGCTGCTGTCGCGGCGGTGCGCCATCGTGCATCACCGCCGTTGAATTTTATCTACGGCGGCGTGACGAACTGGCGGACGCGTGGGCGACGCGACGAACCGCGCCGCGCAACCCGGCTCGTCGTCGCCGTCCTCGTCGATCTCCATCTTGGCGGGCAGACCGCCAGCGACGTGGATGACCTCTACCACGCCGTCGCCGAACGCCGCCAGGCACTCGAGCATGTTCACAACCTTGGCCTTGAGGATGGTGTCGTCCCGGTCGAGGTCCGGGTGCGGATCGTTCTGGAACTCGAAGTTGATCGAGCGCTTGACCTTGGTGGTGCCGCGCTCGAAGATCGGGTCGCCGTCGCGGACGACCAGGTTCTCGATGCGCCCGTAGCGCAGGCGCTGGATGCGCTCGACGAGGTACTTCTGGCGAGGGGTGAGATCGGACTTGCGGATGGGGGTTGTCATGTGGCGCTCCTGTTTGTTGCTGCCACGGCGGGGTCGTCCTGCCGTGTGCTGGGAGCGCCGGATTTCACCGGGGCACAAAAAAGGGGCTGCGATTGCTCGCAACCCCTTCATGTAGAATCGATTTCACCGATTTCAGGACGATTTCACTGGCGGCCTTTCCTGTAGGTCTTTGCCTCGTCCTCAATGCCGGGCTTCGTCTCCTTGAAGTACTGCTGCTCCTCGGGACTGGCGGCCAGAAACGCCTTGATGGTGGTCTCTCGCTCTGCAGGGTCCTTGGCCCAGTCCTGCTCTACTGCGGAGAACTCGACGGGCACCTCGACACCCTTGTCATTCTTATGCCCACCGGTCACCTGATACCGGGTTGCCGGACCGCTCGCATTGCACGGCGGCAGGTTGTGCTCGCGCAACTTCCTGTCGATCTCCTTGACCCGTCGACTCAAGGTGGCCGCGCTGTTCACGCGGCCTTCCCGTTTCAGCATGGGCAACGCCAGCTTCTGGCTGCCGCCTGCATTCCGCACGGCTCGCCAGATGGCCTGCTCTTCCACGGTCAAGATGTCAGCGACTTGGTTCTGAATCTGCAATGCCATGTGCGCCGGGTTTACCATGGCATCTCTGAGATCCGCCTGGAGAACGGGAACGCCGCGCACGTGCTGCTTCACTGTCTCCAATTCAGCCCCAATCTTGGCGACGGCCACAGGCAACAGGGCCGTCTCGCCTCCGATTTGGCGGACACCCGCCTCGATTCGTTCAAGAACAGGCACATAGCCCGGCTGGTCGGTGTTATCGGGCGGTCTGTCGGCCAAGGGAACAGCGAGGCAGTACTCGCGACCGAACTTCTCGAACCGCACATCGACGGCGGCGAGTTCTGCGCCAGCGGGCATGGCAATCGAATCGCCGCTCAGGATATCCGAGGCCCTGCCGCCATCATCGTCGCCAAACAGCATGCCAGCCGGAACGATTCTCACACCAATCGCCGCCCCGATCCCGTCGTTTTCCAATATGGCCTTCCCATCGTCCCGGTAGGCGCGGAATGATGGCCACATGGCCAGGCC